TCTTCCTTGAGATGGGCTTGAGCGAAGTCCGCGTCCATCTGGAGCGGACCATCGATCTTTCACACATCATGGCTCGGGAAAATTCTTCCGATGGCTGACTTTGAGGAACTAAAACTCACGGTCAACCTCGTCGATAATGCATCGGCGGGGCTCGCCAACATTCGCACCCAGCTCACGCAACTGACCCAGACCGCCGGTCAGGTGCAGACCGCATTCTCAGGCGTGGCGGCCGGCGCACAGCAAGTCGGCAAGGCGGCGGGAGACGCGGCACCAAAAGTCTCCAGCCAAGAGAAAGCTCTCAAGGAGCTGTCCCGCTCGGCGGAGGAAACGGGACGCGGCCTTGTGCAGATGGCTCTCGCGGCGCGTCGCGGAGGCGAAGCGTGGGCGGAAATGGCGCTCTCCACGCGGGAGGCGTTTACAGGTCTGAGGGGTGCCAGCGTCGCGATGGGAGAGCTGGGCGTCGCTTCAAGGGCGATGGTGGTCGGCCTTGGCAGTGTCGCACTTGGCATCGGTGCCGTAGGGGCAGCCGTGGCCGCTTACGGCATCTCGGTATTCAAGTTTTCGCAGGAGATGTTCACCCTCAGTCAAACCGCGAAGTCACTCGGCATGACCCTTGGTACGCTTCGAAACGTCACCGAGCAAAACGAGCGATTTGGCATCTCGGTCAACCAGACCGTTGCGCAACTTGGCCAGATGAACGAGGCGCTGACCGATCTGACCTTGAGCGGGTCGCAGTTGCGACAGCAACTGTTGTCTCAGGGCGTCCCGGCGCAATGGATCGACGATTACACGAAACTGACCAACGCGGTTGATCAATACAACAAGGTTCGTGAAGGCCAGATCAAAATTCACGATGACTGGCTAAAGCGCAGCGGGTCGGAACAGGTTGCCAGCACCATAGCGAACCGATTTGGCAAGCCGTTTGGCATCCAAGATGCTTGGACTCGTCCGGCGATGGAGCAACCGACCAAAGAAGAGTTGGACCGCGACAAGGAGATCGCGAAACAGAGCGCGTTGATCGCCGAACAGTGGCGTCAGATTGCCAAGACCATCGGTGACATCAAGACCGAATTTCTGGGGTGGGGTCTGCCGGGCGTAGTCGAGGTCGTGAGAGGCATGAACGAAGGCCTGAAGGTCACGGTTGGTTTGTTCGAATCCATCGGACACCAAATCGAGGCCATCAAGGGTCTGATGCCGGAATGGTTTAAAAACTTACTCGGGAAGGCGTGGGCCTTGGAAAAAGGAGCACTGGGTGGGCTTATAACCGGAGGCCCGATTGGTGCTTTGAGAGGCGGTTACGGGGCGCTCCAAGGCGATCATCCAACAGCAGGAGCAGCGCCCGCCGCACCGCCCGCCGCCGAAGAAGGCGGCATGAGCGGTTTGTATAAATACTCGCCAATGAGTTACCGGGGGGCCAACGACAACGTCCACCCGATGCTTCAGAACGCGAGCTTTGGCAGTCCGGGCGCGGACGTCGCAGGCCGCGCCGGCATGCCGGGCGGTGCGCCAAACGGCAGTGATACAGGAGGGGCGACCGGGAACAGGACACCGGGAGCTGTCGGCGATCCGGCCGTTCCGTCTCACATCCTTGATCAAGCGAAAGCCGTGGCGCTGCACAGCGGTCCCGGCGGCGTCGAAGCCTTCATGCGCGAGCAGGGTTATCCGAAAGCCGGAAACTGGTGCGGTGAATTTGCCGCGTCGGTCGTCAAGTCGGCTGGCGGCACGCCGCCGCAAAATCCAGCCATTGCGTCCAACTGGCGCAACTGGGGCAGTCCAGTCGAGGGCGCACCGCAACCCGGAGACGTCGCTGTTCGCAAGGGTGTGCGGACCGGCTCAACCGGAAGCCACGTCACCTTTGTCGAAAACTTCGACCCCAAGACCGGAAGTTTTACCGGAGTCGGCGGCAATCAGGGGCGTCCCGAGAGCAGCTTCAATGCGAGCCAATATGAGTTTCGTCGCGGCGGGAATGTGGACCTTGGAGCCGTTGCCAAATCGGCCGGCGTGGCTGGAGCGGCTGGCGGTCCTGAAGGCGGCGGCGTTATAAACCGCGACAAGCATGCCGCCGAACTGAACTCGAATCCTGCGCTGCGCGACAAAATCCTGCGAATTGCAAACAACGAGCAGGGTTCAAACCCGGAAGGCACGCAGGCCGTGCTGGAAAGCATGATGAACCGCGCGGACGTTCGCGGCACCACGTTGGAGAAGCAGGCGCGATGGTATCAGAGCGAGCACGGCTACTACGCTCAAGGCAACATGGGTCGCGGTGCGCTGGAGAATCCGAAGACCCGCGCCCTGCTTGAACGCAGTCTGGCGAACACACTTGCTGGCGGCAACGTATCCAATTACGCAACCGACAATTCGTCGGGATCGTTGGCGGCAAGGGAAGAAGGATCGGGCGCATTTAATCGTGTCGCCAAATATAATGGTGAAACATTCTTCACACCCGGCAGCGCCGAGCCGGGGCTGGCTCAGCGCTATGCTGGTTGGCGACGCGACCTCGACCGTCCAGCGCTCGACCGGAGTGCGCTCAGCAAGCCGCAGGAGATCAATTCGACAGGCAACCTCAGTGTCGATGTGAAGGCTCCTGCAGGGACCAAGGTCGCATACCACGGCCAGAATCTGCTGAAGAACACATCGATGCAGCGGCAGACGCAGATGATGCCCACATCGAGCGGCCCAACCGTCGCCGACACCGCGCAGAGCTATATGCGTGGAGGGACCTGATGGCGTCGCCGACGACACCATTTCAGGACACCGCGAGCCAACAGTCTACGTCGGCCTCGGCGTCGTCAGGGGCGACGACGATCCTCTCATTGCAATCCGGCATCGCGTGGCGGCAATTTCTCAGGCGCGCGAGTTTTCGTGGAGCGCCGTTTTATGTCGAGACAGGTGTGCGGGAGTCTGGTCGCCGAATCGTGCTGCACGAATTCCCGAAACGCGATGTGCCTTACGCCGAGGACATGGGCCGCCGTACCCGCGAAATCACCGTGCGCGGCTATCTTATCGTTTATCCGACGGCTGGTGGCCAATCCAGTTTCCCGAACGATCCGCTCAAGCAGGCCAACTACATCACGGCGCGTGACAATCTGATCGAGGCGCTGGAATCAACGGACGGCGCGGCCAATCTGCAATTGCCATTGCTGGGGGTTCTGAACGCCGTTTGCTCGCGCTATCGCGTCACCGAGGAGGAACGATTTGGCGGCTACTGCGTGTTCGATATGACCTTCGTCGAATATGGTCAGGCACCAAATACGGGCACGCGAGACAGCGCATCCGGTGTGACCTACGCCGCGCAGACGCTCGGCACCACGACGCAGGCCGGCATCACGAACGGCCTGACCTCGGCCGGCGCGATCAACGCATGATCCCGAAATCCGACGTCCAAGAAGCCGCCGACATTATCGTCAGCGTGACCGATATGCTGTTGGGGACGTCGAAGCAGCAAGTTGGCCGTGCCGGCTCCGATCTTCGTGCCGCGTGCGGTGACATGGCGGTGAACGCCAAAAAGTACATCATCTATAATCAGATCGCACCGAAGCTCGCGTATTGCTTCGATCAAGCGCGGATTGCCGGCGCTACATTCGATAACTTCAATCGCATACAGGAGACGCTTGTCGCCGAAGCGCCGATCTCCGTGGTCGCGGTCCTGATGACGCAATCATGTGTTTGCTTCAGCTTGCAGCAGATGTCGCTGGTGCTCGCGGCCACAATCTTCACGAGCCGCGACGATGTCGAGTCGGTGCAGGCAGAAGTGAACACGGCCTTCGATCAGGCGGAGGAAGTTGCCGCCGATGAGATGGCACAAGCGGCCTATCAGACGTTGGTCACGCTGCACGCGGCGGTGATGTTTCATCTGTACCAGACGGCCAAGCCGCTGCCGCAGATGCTCGATTTCCAGTTCGCCGCGATCCGGCCGACGCTGATCCAGTCGTATCGGCTCTACGCTGACGCCAGTCGCGCCGACGAGCTGCGCGACGAAAACAAGGTCGTTCATCCGGCCTTTGCTCCTCGCGTCGGGCGCGCGCTGTCGTTCTAAAATCTCATGGCAAATCCGAATCCGGCGGAAGTCGCTCAGCTCGCTGTCGCGGGCGTGCAATTTGAGGATTGGGAGAGCGTCTGGGTCCAGCATCGCTGGTCCGATGGCTGGCCGCTGTTTCGGTTCACGGCTGCCGAAAATGTGACGATGCCGGTGTCGTGGGTCGGTCTGCAATTCAAGCCGGGCGACGCCTGTACCATTCTGCTTGGCGGCCAGCTTGCGATTACGGGCATCATCCTGACGCGACAAACGGCCTACGACGCCAATAATCATATGGTGGAATTGTCCGGAGCCGGGAGGACGTGGGCGGCGTCAACTTCCAGCGTTGACGCCAGACAAGCCAACTTCGACGACATGCCGCTTCAGGCGATTGCCGACAAGGTCTACGGAAAATTCGGTGTAAGCGTGCTGCCAATCGGCACCGTTGACTCGACCCCGTTCCAGAAGTGTCAGGCACAGCCGGGCGAATTGCTGTTCGACTTCGTGGACAAGCTCGCGCGTCAACGTGGCGCGACGCTCGGATCGGACGAGCTTGGCAACATGCTGCTGATCGGCGACCACACCGGCACGGTTACGCAGGACTTGGTTGAGGGTCAGAACATCCTGAAGATGCAATGCGTCATCTCCAACGAGATGATGGCGACGGTCTACAATGCTCTTGGGCAAGCCGCCAACGCCGAAACATTGTCAGCCTCGTCCGCCGCCCAAATGTCGGCAGACGTCGCGAGCGGCAGTTACAAGGGCTACTCCAAATTCATTCAGACCGTGCTGGAACATCCAGCAATGAGTCCTAGTGAAGTGATGGCGCGGGCCTATTACGAGGCGCAATTCCGCGACGGCACACAGATACGCGCCAACGTCACGGTGCAAGGCTGGCTACGCGATGGCGTCAGTCTCTGGCGTTGCGGAGATGATGTGAACGTCACGTCGCCATCGGCGATGCTGCTCTTTGTCATGAAGATTCAAACCGTGACGTTCCAGCAGGACAACCAGAGCGGTACGACCACCGTGTTGGAGCTGGTGATGCCGTGGATGCTTTCGGACAAGCAATTCAGCGCGCTCGACAACCCAGCCAACGCGCCGTCAGCGCCGCCCGCCGCGACGGCCAGCGATCTGCCTTTCAGTCCACCGGATGATCTATAGCGAACAGGAGTGCTCAATGCATCGCCAGACACCATTGACTGCCGGGTTTGTCGGCTACTCCAGCGGCGGCGCACGCGCGCTGATCGACACCATCGATGATAGCAAGATGATGCAGCAAATGACGGGCTCGATGATGGGCGAAGGCCGTTCAGCCGTCGAGTCGCCGCAGAATTACGGCTTCTCCAGCGTCGTGCGCGGTGCCACCAAGGGCAGCGACGGCAAGATTCAGGATTGCGCCGAGGGCTTCATGTCGTATTTCGGCGGCAATCGCACGTCGAATTTTTGCGCCGTCATGGATGATCGGCGCTATCGGCCGATGGGGCTGAAGCAGGGCGAGAACGCCCAGTACGACGATCTTGGCCAGATGACGATCCTGCGACGAACCGGGCTTTATCTGTTGTCGCTCGACGGCCCGGATGACAGCCAACAGCAGAGCAGCGGCGGAGCTGCGCCGGGGCAGCACGACGGCAGCAGCGGTGGCGGTCAGACCGTGCAGCGCTTTGTTTCGATCCGTCACGTCGAGAAGCAGAAGC